ACGCAATATTGCAGCAATCGTTAGCGTTTTATCTCAACGCGTCGCGACCGTCCGGCATTCTGACAAGTGATCAGCATTTGTCGCCGGCCAACATGCAAGAATTGCGCGCGGCTTGGGAGGAAAAGTCGGCCGGGATCAATCAAGGAAAAGTGCCGATTTTGAGCCATGGTCTAAAATTTCAGCCGATGGCGCCGACGGCGCACGATTCGCAAGTCGCCGAAATCATGGGCTATTCCGACAAGCGGATCGCCGCCGTTTTCCGCGTCCCGCTCTCGATCCTGAATCTCGCCGACAACGCGACGCAAGGATCGACGGAATCGCTAATGCAATTCTGGATCGGGACCGGGCTCGGTTTTGCGTTGAATCATTTGGAAGAGGCGTTCGGGCGCACGTTCGGATTGTTCGGCGTGCCGTCCGAATATCTCGAATTCGACACGGCGGCGCTCTTGCGTAGTCTATTCAAAGATCGCGTTGACGCATATGCGCGCGGCGTCCAGGGCGGAATTTTCGATCCGAATTATGCGCGGAACGAATTTGAATTGCCGAAAGTAACCGACGGCGACGACGTCCGCGTACAGCAACAAATGGTCCCGCTCTCATACGGCGCGGATTTGCAACCGCCGACGCCGGGCGCCTCGACGCCGGCGCCGCCGACCGATACGACGCCGGCCGATAATGGAGATTTGCAAGATGGGAACGGGCAACGGGATTTTGCCGAGCTTATCCGCGCCGCCGCCGATCGCTACACTGTCGGCCTCAATCCGTGAAACATTGGCGGACGTGATCGGCCGGGAAATTGCAAACGTCCGGTTAGAGGCGCGAGCCGTGATCGCCGATTTGCGCGCGGAAGTCGCAACGCTCAAGCTGGAAATTTCGCAACGCGTAAACGAGGTCAAAGATGGCGAGCAAGGCGAAACGGGACCGGCCGGCGAAACCGGACCGGCCGGCAAGGACGGCAAGGACGGCGCCGACGGCCGCAATGGCATGGACGGCGCGGAAGGCAAAGCGGGCCGGTTTCCGATTCCTCGTCGATGGTCCGCCGGCGTCCATTACGAAAGCGAAATAGTCGTTCACGGCGGCTCGACGTGGATTGCGGTCCGCGACACGGCGGCGCCGCCGCCGGCCGACGATTGGTTGCCGCTCGCGGTCCGGGGCGACGACGCGCCGATCGGCGCGGTCCGGGGCCTCTACGATCCCGACGCAACTTACAAAATGCTCGATCTAGTGACTCATGACGGCGGCGAATTCCGCGCGATCCGCGACAATCCCGGTCCGATCGCCGGCGGCGACGGTTGGGCCATGACGGCGCGGCAGGGAAAGCCCGGCAAGCCGGGGCCTCGGGGCGAGCCGGGATCGCCGGGACCGGCCGGACCGCCGGGCGCCATCAAGATGAAATTGCGCGACTATGCGATCGTTGACGCGCAAACCGGCGCGACGATCGTCGATCTATTGCCGATTCTAGAGCGCTATCATGCGGAGGTTACAGAATGACAAACGAATCCGCGACCGCAACCGACGCGGTCGGCGCGACGCTCGATCGCGCCGGCGGGCTCGTCGAAACGGCGAAACTGTCGGGCCGATTTTTTGTCACATGCTACGGGTTCGATGCTACATGCCATGGGTTCGACGAGCGCTTGAAATGGGCCGACACGATCGACAATCTTGTCGTCAACGTCGGGAAAAATCTCGCGCTCGATACGTTGCTCGCCGGCTCGGGCTATACGGTCGTCGGCCCGTTCATGGGGCTGATCAGTTCGGTTGCGTTTAGCGCGATTGCGCCGACCGACACCATGGGCGCCCATAGCGGTTGGACGGAAGCCGGCGGCGTCAATGCGCCGACATATGCGGCGCCGCGCAAAACCGCCGTTTGGAATCCCGCCGCCGGCGGCAATAAATCGCTCGCGGCGGCGTTGTCTTTCGGCATGACCGGGACGGGAACGATCAAAGGCGCGTTCTTGCTGCTAGGCGCCGGCGCCGTCAATACGATCGATAGCAACGCCGGCGTTCTCTATTCGGCCGGCTTGTTTAGCGGCGGCGATCGATCGGTCGTCGCCGGCGACACGTTGAATATCTCCTACATGGTAAGCCTCAATTGACGCGGCGGCAGAACAACGCCGGCGGTAGCGGTCGCAAGCCCGACAAGCCCGGCGCCGGTCGTCCGCCCGACAAGCCCGACAAGCCCGGTCAAGGCGGCGGTCGTCCGCCGGGCCATGCGGGATTCGTCGAATATTTCGACGCGATAAACGAGGCGCTCGTCGCTGCGGATTCGTTTAGCTCGACCGGCGTTATTGGTTCGGCCTCGATTGCCGACGCGTTGTCGGCGCTCGATACGGTTTCGGCCGGCGGGACGTTTCGTCATACGATCGTCGAAACGACGACGGCGGTCGAGTTCTACAATAGCGGCGGCGCGATCAGGATGGGCTCGATCGCGGAAACGCTATCTTGCCAGGACACGGTAACGGCGAGCGCGCGGTTTGCGTCGGGCCTCGTCGAGACAATGACGGCGGCAGCGACGCAGGACGGATCGGTTTCCGGCGGCGCCGGCGGGACGGGCGCCTTTCTATTGGAGTCCGGCGACGCGCTCTTGCTCGAAACCGGCGATCGACTGTTAACGGAATAGAACAATGGCCGATCAAAAACTTTCCGTCCTGGCGCAAGGCACGATCCCGTCGCTCGTCTATGGCGTTGACGGGACCGGCGCGAGCAAAAAATTCCACGCGTTCCCGGCGCTTAACGTGCAAGATTTTGGCGCCGTTCCTGGCGCACCGGATAGCGGTCCGGCGATCCAAGCATGTCTCGACGCGGCGTTCGGGCCGGCGAGCAATCCGCACGGCAATAACGAGCGATTTAAAAACCGGCCGGTCTATTTTCCGAACGGCGTTTACAACACTAATCAAGTTCTGACGGTCACCGGCGTTACCGGCGGGCGCATTTTCGGCGACGGACAATATTCCACCTATTTGACCTACACCGGCAATCCGTCCGCCGGGATTTCGTCGAGCATAATTCCGCAAGGACATTTGAACGCGAGCGAATACGCGCTCTTGCTCGCGATCACGCCGCTATTCATTACCAACGGAATGCGGTACTCGACCGTTTGCGATATGTCGTTCGCAATGACGGATCAGCCGAATTGCGTCGGCTTCTATTTGTTCTGGAACGGCGTTGCCGACGGCAGTCCGACGAATAACATTTACATGAATTGCGGCGCGAGCGGCCAAACCGGATGGTTAGTCGGATATCTGTCGCCGGGATTGTGCTCCGAGCAAACTTTCATTGCTTGCGTTGGCGGCGGCAGTTTTTCCGGCTTCCGCAATATCAGCCAAAACGCGCTCAATAATATTTTCATAGGATGCGGCGCGGCCGGATGCGGTCGCGGCTTTTCGTGTCCGACCGGATCGGTTCATGTTCATGCGGGATCGCTCGCGGGTAACACGATCGATATCGAAAGCGGTCAAGATGCAATGCTGATCACGGCAACGCGGACGGAAAGCGCAAATTTTATGTCGTCCGTTTCCGGTAGCGCGCCGACGATCATTCAGGGATGCGAGCAATCGACCGACGGCAGCTTGCCGGGGCATTTCGCGGACGGTCAAATCAATCAGCTAATCATTGACGGTTGCGCCTTTCCGACCGGCGGCGGCGCCGGCGCCGGGATGGTCCTTGGCAGCGGTCCGCTGTATTTGCGCGGCAACGAAATCAGGAATCCCGGTTTCCTTAATAACTACACCGGGACCGTTGTCGAATGGGCGGACGCGCCTAACACGGTCGCGCAACTCCCCATCGCGCATGCGCGGTTTCGCGGTTTGCGTCGCGTCGTTACCGACGGCGCGGCGGCAACTTTTGGAGCAACCGTCGCGGGGGGCGGAAATTTGCTCTTGCCGGTCTATTGCGACGGCTTTGTGTGGAGGGTCGGCTAATGTCGCTCAAACTGATATCGCCGCCGGCGGTCGAGCCGATTTCGCTCGTCGAGGCAAAGCGGCATCTTGTCATTGATCACGACGACGACGACGCCATGATCGCGTTCTTGATCCAAGTGGCGCGCTCGCATTTCGACGCGATCAGCGGATGGTCGGGCCGCTCGATCATGACGCAAACTTGGGATTTGGTTTTTGATGGATTTCCTATGTCGTTGCCGATTCCGTTCTGCGGTTCGTGGCGCAATACGCCGACGTTTCAATCGGACGCGATCAAGGTTCCGCATCCGCCGTTGCAGTCGGTCGCCTTTATAAAATATCTCGACGCGTCCGGCGCAATGCAAACCATGGCGCCGACCGACTACATGATCGACAACGCCGATCCGGCGAAAGCATGGATCATCCCCACGTCGTCCTGGCCGGCGTCGCAAGCGACGGCGAACGCCGTTCAAATCCGTTTCATTGCCGGATATGCGTCGGCGTCGGACGTTCCGGCGCACGTCCGCTATTCCATCCTAATGACGCTCGGAAGCCTTTACGAAAATCGCGAGCAAGTCGTCGTCAATTCCAATGGCACGGTTGCGACGGCGGAAATGCCGTTCGGCGTGGACGAGCTCTTTAGTACCTTTCGCAACTATTCCTGCTAATGGCGCACGTCGAATTCGTCGCCGATTTCGATTGGGCGCCGCCGAAACTAAAGGGCCGTTTCGTTCTGGCGTTCAAGGCGGGAACGGTCGCGACCGTAACGCACGATTGCGCGCAACAGGCAATCGCGGCGGGAAAGGCAATCGATGCCGAGCAAAGCCGGGCAACTACACGAAAGAGTCGCGTTTGAATTTCATACAATGATCGACGACGGATATGGAAACACCGTGTCGGGCGATTGGGCGACCGGGCCGACCGTCGGCGCAAGGATCAAGCCATTGCGAGGCGGCGAGGCGGTACAAGCCGCGCGGCTCGCCGGCAAGCAACCGCTACTGATCACGATCCGCTATTCGAGCGCGACGGCGGCGATAACGACCGATTGGCGAGCGCGCAACGCGCGGACCGGGGCGCTCTACAATATCCGGTCGGTCATGAATCCCGACGAGCGCAAACGGTTCCTAGATTTAGAGGTCGAGATGGGAGTCGCGGTCTAGTGGCAAACGCAAGCGTCGAGCGGTTCAAAAAGCTGACGGTCGAATTGCGGAAAGAGGTACACGACGCCGCCGTCGCTGAATTGAATTTTCAGGCGCATGAATTGGCGTCGCTGATCGAGCAAGTCGCGCCGAAACATCTAGGCGTTTTGGCTCATACCGTCGGCGTCATTCCTGGCAAGAGCGACACCCAAGTAAGGGTCATCGCCGGCGGAAAGGCAACGGTCCGGCCGGGCGTTTCGAGCAAGCCATACGACTACGCTCGCGCCGACGAATTCGGGACGATCGGCATGGCGGCGCGGCCGTTTTTCTTTCCCTCCTATCGCTTGCGGAAAAAACCAATGATCGCCGCCATGAAACGCAAGATCACGGCGAGCATTAAAAAGAGGTCGGCGGAATGAGTACCGAGCCGAGCCTCGAATTGCAGCAAGCGATTCTGGAAATTCTCAAAGCCGATCCGGCAGTCGATACTTTGATCGCCGATCGGATTTACGACAACGTGCCGTCGCCGGTCACGTTCCCCTATGTGACGATCGGCGACGATCAAGTGATCGCCGATCATGCTCAATGTTTAGAGGGATCGGTCGAGGTCTTTGCGACGTTGCATGCGTGGTCGCGCGCGATCGGAAAACCGGAAGTTAAAAAGATATCGGGCGCCGTCGTTTCAGCATTGAACGCGATCGATATCCCATTGAACGGCGGCTATCGGCTCGTTCTGATCGAACACGATTCTACGCAATACCTGATCGATCCCGACGGGCAGACGAAACACGCCGTCGTCGTTTTCCATGCGCTGATCGATGAAATCTAACGGGAGCAAAAGACCATGACCAAACCGACTACGTTATCGCATAGCAAAATGATCATTCTGATCGGCGACGGGGCGGCGCCGACGGAAGCGTTTGAGGCGCCTTGCGGCCTGACGTCCAAGGGGCTCGATCTTAACGCGGCGTCAAACGACGTCCTCGTGCCGGATTGCGACGATCCCGACGCGCCGGCGTGGTTAGAGCGCGCGGTACAGTCCTTGTCCGGTCAGATAACGGGCAAGGGCGTCATGGCGGTCGAGTCGTTCGATCTGTGGCGCGATTGGGCGTTGTCCGGCTTGCCAAAGAACGCGCGCGTGCAATTGGTCGGGACCGGGCTCGGGCATTACGGCGGCTCGTTCCTGCTATCCAAATTCACACTAAGCGGCGATTTCGGAAGCAAGGTTCAAGTCGATATAACGCTAGACTCAGACGGTCAAATCGTTTGGACGCCGGTCCCGTAATGTCAGCCGACGGCTCGATCGATTTGAATTGGGGCGGCGAAATGCGCCGGTTCCGGCTCGCGCTCGGCGAATTGCGCGAGCTTCAAGAAAACATAAACCTGAATCGGAAAACGCCGATCGGGCCATGGTCGCTATATCAAATGATTTCGCGCGGCGACGCATGGCCGGATGAATTGCGCGCGGTTATCCGGCTCGGGCTGATCGGCGGCGGGACGCGTCTAGAGTTGGTTCCCGGCTTGATCAAGCGCTATGTGGAAGAGCGGCCGATCTTGGAATCTGTCCCGACGGCGCAAGCGGTTCTAGGGACCGCGTTGCTCGGCGATCAAAGCGATCAAGTCGGGAAAAAAAAAACGGAAGCCGAAGAGGAAGCGACGACGGAAGCGACGACGTCCTTAAATTCTCAGCAATCTACGGGACCGGCGCCGCAAT